TGATACTGGTCTAGGCAAGATAACGAGTGTGAACAACGTTGGTCTACTATCAGATTATCATTATCAACAACAGCAGCCACATTAGCAATACCGTCAAGTACAGACTTTTTGGCATTGGTGGTAGAAATATCATAATTCTGAGCAAAGTCAAATCTAGTTTGCTGAGCCGCTGAATCAATGAATATAAAATCAATGTCCCACTTATCAACCAATCTCCTAATTTCTGTTGCATGCTGTTCAGTAGTTTTTTCAGCATCTAAGTATTCGTCCAAGAGGTAGTACTTTTCCTCGTCCCAGTCGTATGCCAAAACGCAAAAGGCAGTGGGATCTCTATACCCCACATCAAGACCTGCGAATATATCCATTTTTGAAACATCGAATTCTTCCAAGTTTTCAATACAGGTTTCGTGATTAAAGTTCCAAATCTGTCCTTCATATGTGTTGAAATCTGCTTCGTACTCTTGCTTGAACTCTGCTTCGGACATGCTTTTTCTAGCTTCCGTAATATCGCTTTCAGACATTCGTGGATTATCCTTATAAGTAGCACGAACAGATGCCCATTCTGGAAATTCATCACTAAATCCCCTATTAAAAAACTCTGCAAACCAATTACTTTTTCCTCGTGGAGTAGAGATAAATAAGGCTTTAGAGTTATCTTTGTCTAGTGTTGGGCGGAGAGCTACATTAAAAGCTTCCTTACCGTCTGCAAGAGCTGCCTCATCGAAGATAATTAAGTCATAACTTCTACCTACACAAGAGTCAACTTGGTTAACAGAACCCATTCTAATACTAGAGCCGTTTGTTAATTCTATTACTTTGTCTTTAGCATTGTCTTTTGCAACTTCTAAGTCAAAGTGTTTTATAAGATTTCGTTGTAGATCAAAAGAAATCTGAGACAAGGCATAGTTCGGGGACATAATTAAAATATGAGAACCGGGCACTAGCGAGACTAACTGCCCTATTATATTTGCAATATATGTTTTGCCCTGCCTACGAGAAATTGCTGCAGAAACAAACCGATATTTATTATTGTTAATTGCATTTATAATTGCCATTTGAGAAGGTAAAGGTGTAACGCCGAGCATATCCAAATAAGGATCTACTGGAAGTTTGAGAAACCTTGTCTCAGGTAAAAACTCTACAATATGTTCAGAGATTAAATCTCTTCTACTTATTTCTACTGCCATAATTATTTTTCTTTTGCTTTTCCTACGTTAATTGCGAATACATCAATGTACTTGTAAATCTTACTCCAAATCTTATCATCCATAGGAGTTGGAGTTGTTGCCGCTATTGCTGAAGATACGGTTACAATTACCGGAACCGCATATAATATATCAAATACTGTTAGAATAAAACTCATCATTTTTTACCGCTCCATGCTTGAGTGCCGAAAAAGGCTGCTACAATGCCTGCTACAGATACAAAGTATACGGAAGCCATAGCCCCTAGTATTTCTGCTGCTTGGTGAAGTCCCATAAGCTCAGTTGTCATTACGGTTGCAGGATATAACAACATACCTGCAAGAGCAAACCAAGTCATGTTTCTTTGAGCATCACGCATAGCATCAAGGTCTTCTAGCTCTTTACGTTTAAACTCAAGATACATTTTCTTCTCTTGCTCGTCTACTTTATGGTCACCATTTACATCTGCAGGATGAAAGCCTGCCTTCTCTAGTTCCTCCCCCATCACCATTTCACCTTATCGGCCCAATAAGCTGCACTCATTTTGCCCTTTGCAATGTTCTTTGCATGACGCGCTTTAAAGCTTTTACGCTTTGCTTTCATTGCTGCACTTTCTCCTGCCTTTGGTTTGCCGGCAGTCTTAGCCCCTTTTTGCCCAAAACGAATTGTTTTAATTTTAGCCCCAACCTTTGCTACAACAATATGAGACTTCTTTGGGTGGCCTGGAGTACGCTTCGGCTTATTAAACCCTGAAACTCCTGCTCTTTTTAAACGAGGGTCTCTCTTCTTACCTTTTCTTTTGGCTGCCACGTCGCATTCTCCTCTTCGACTTAGTAAAAGTTTTTACCATAGTCGGCTTTCCACCTGGGTTACCTGCGGCTCTCTTACGACGAATAGCAGACTTACGTTGAGCGGCTGTCATTCGAGCAGCTTTTGAAGCTGGAACACACTTAGGATATTTTCCCTTTTTGGACTTCTTACGACCGCAAGGCATATATCCCCCGCCCTTTTTTGGACGGGAAATATCTACCCACTTCTCTTTAAACCACTTGGTTAAACCACCCTTTGGTTTTGCCATTACTTTTTCTTTCTTCGAAGAATGGCTGCTTGTAGAGCTTTAGGCAGTTTCTTCTGCTTTGCCGTTAAACCCATAGATTTTTTCTTCTTTCCACGCTTTTTTGCTGCTTTAGAAGGACGTCCTCTTTTTTTACCGTAAGTTCCTTTACCTGCTGGCATTACTTTTTCCCCATGCGGTATTTGCCGCCCTTGGCTTTGTAAGTTTTTACAAGCCAACCATTTGCGTAAGCTGAAGGATATACTGCAAACTTACGCTTTGCTTGAGCTTTCACTCTCGCGTACAACTTCTTGTTCGTAGGTACTGGCTTCTTTTTTGCTGCCTTTCTTCTACGAGCTGCCATTAAGCACTCCAAGGTACGCCGGACCCCGTAGTAGGGGTTGCCTGCTCCGCAATCTGTGCATCTAAAGATGCTTCCATAGCTGTTATCCTCTCTTCTCCTAGCACGGCCTGTACCCATGCGAGTACATTAGCTTCTGTAACATCTGCCCAAGCTATAAAGGTGTCTCCTGGAGCTTCTAAGCCAGCACTTCCATAGCTTCCTGCGAAGTACTCTCCCACAGTTTTTGTAACTCTCCAGTGTACGGTTGTAATTACGTTGCTATGTCCATCTTGCGACACCTTATACTCTGTTGACTCAATTTTCCATTCCATTTATTTTCTCCTTTAAGTGCCAATGCCTACATTCTCACTAGCATCAATCGTATCGTCGGGAATCGCTAGGCTGTTGAGCTTTGTAATTCCGATTAGTTAGACTCCCGCCTCTTCTGGCTTTAACAGGACGTTTGGATTGTTCCAGATAGCAAAATCTTCTGCGTAGAACTCTTCTAGACGTTGTTTTATAGCTGGCGTATTCATTATGTATGACATTGCTTCATCGTCTTTGTCATGAGGTGATTTGTTAATAAGGCCAAATTCCCATTGGTCAAAATCAAGCCCGTCACAAAATGACACATTACTTTCTTCGCAGGATGTTTTTATCTGTTGCAATAGTGTTTCGTCATGAGTCCATACATAATCGAACAGACTTCCTGCGATAAATGCGCTTTGTGGTCGTAAGTGAATGTCTAGCAATTCGGCGTTGAGACTTTCTATGCCGCGATCAATAGCCGACATAACATCAACAGCGCTTTCTTGAGAGGAGTATGAGCTAATTAACTCTGTATTGTTTGGCGGGTACGATCCATAAAATGAGATCTCTGGGTCAATGGTTTTAACCGCTGACCAAAATCTTGAAAACGGCTCCCTGATAATTACCGCATCTTTTTCAAACCCGCCCGACCGCTCTTTTGCTGTTCCTAAAAAAGCTACAAGCCTAGAAGCGTTTTTTGCTATCTCGAAAAAATTCATTTATTTATGTCCTCGTACCAAAAGCATAGCCTTCAAAAAGGCAATAAACGGTACAGCTAAAATTAGCTGGCGTAGTTATGTTCACGTTTACTGTGCCGTCCGCTACGCTACCTGTTTTTGAATACGTCATTCCAAACGTAGGTGCCACCAATCCGTTTAGACTTTGCTGTTGGGAAATTTGGGTAAAAATCGGCGCACTATTAAAACCGCCAAATGTAGTTGCTTGTGAAGTTAAATGGTATTCGGCATAGCCAGCGCCGTTTGGGTAACCAAGGTCTGCCCAATAAATTTTTATAGAACCTGAAATTACAAAATGATACCCCCCAGCCTGATTAAAGCTCATAAGAGTTGTAGTTGCTGAAGCGCCTACTGCTACGGCTTTTGTGGTGCGGACAATGTTTTGTATGGCTATTTCTCCGTTATCCGCAATCCTCATTCTTTCTGTTAAAACGCCATTGCTAGCCGCAGTGGCAAATCCTATGTCGGCAGACGAAAACGAACCTGTTCTAGCTTTATTAACAGAATAAATTGCGGCTGTTCCAATAGGCGTATTGCCAGAATTTATAGTTCCAAAAACCATCTGCGACACATTATTTGCTGTCGTGTCGTCATTACGCACAACCAGCCCTTTTGGAGTTACGTTTGTATCTGTGCTAGAACTTGTGTAATTGATGACAACTTTTGATCCAACCGCGCTTGATCCGTAATAACCCGTTCCAGTAGCATTACCCAGATATATTCTTGCCGAACTATCAATCGTCATACTGGGCGTACCGCCGTTATGCCACTTGTATGTCTGGTTATTGCTCGAATCTGCGGTGATTTGATAGCCGTTGGAAACCCCTGCGATTCCCCCAAAGAGCGAATCTCCGCCTACGCCAGAAGTGTACACAGAGCGTATCGAACCTTCATTTTTTAAAGTCGTTGAGCCTGCCGCGTCAACAAAAGTGCTTCCGACTATTAAATTTCCAGAGGTGTCCAATCGCATGGCTTCTGACCAAGAAATAGCCGCGCCAGCAGTAGTTGTTCCTGCATATCTCCATGCATGAACTCCAGCAACCTGATAATAATTAGCCGCCTGTGCTGTATCTTGCGCTCTCCAAGTTGTTCCTGCGTCAAAGTAGGCATTATTTGAAAAATGCGTGTCATTTGCTAAACCAGCTACGCTTGCTCGATTCCGTAGTTGTAAAACTGAATCTGTAGTGCGCCACGCATTTGGAGTAGTGCCAATTCCTGCCCGACCAGAGCTATCAATAACTAGGGCGTTTGCAACTGATGATGTTTCAAAAGTAAACCCGCCTTGTTCTGAATTAAAATTAGTATTAGCGCCAGAAAAATCAATATTCAATTCGCCGTTAGTGCCAGTATCTCTGGTTAATTTAAAAACATCACCAGAGCCAGCCACGTTGACTTCTAAAGGCACAGTAGGCGCAGGCACGTTAATCCCAACTCTGTCATTGGAATCAATAATAAGTGCAGTACTGGTAGCGTTATCATCAATGCCTGTAGAAGAGAAGCCTGTAATAGGCATAGCCAAGTCTGCGGAAACGATTGTTCCGTCTGGAATAACTTGAGTATTAATTTTTGTATGAGCCAT